TCAAAATCCATCACCATCCCTCCTAACAGCCATTAACTTACCATTCAGACAATACTCTACATGTTTTCGGTGCATGATACTTTGTTCATGCAACTCTTGCGCAGACCTTTGTATAGAATCAATCAATGTATCAGTCCCAATAGGCAACGAACTAAGCTGTTGTTTAATTGCTATAATCTCAACGGATATCCGTTTGTAGTCACTCTCTAAAACTTGAAGTTTAAATAGAATTTTACTGCATAAATAATGATTTATGCAACGTGTGTAGTTTCTTTTATTCATAATGAAGTCGTTTGTGATTATTAAGAGATTACTAACGACTTCAAGAAAAATTCGACAACAGTAGAAAAAAAAGAGGAACCGCTACCGGCTCCTCAACTTATGTTTGATATCTACATCGGCCTGATGGACGATGTTAGCATAAATAGCTGCATTGGTTGCATGATCGATCGGCATTTTAAAAAAAGTCATCATAAAAGCTATTTCAGCATCAAATGACGCACGGATCTGATCAGGAGTTAATTTATTGGAATACATCTCCTCTTCCCGCATTTCATCATTACGTTTCTGCTCAAATAATGCCATCCGCAGTAGTTCTTCAACTTTCGATTTAACTTGTTCTTCCGTCATTGACAGACTATTACAATCAATCATTTGAAGAATTTCACGGACATCATCATAAACATGCAAGGACATTAGAGTCTGGCATATCCTAAGCAATAAAATATCTATTCTCTGTTTTGTAATATCTTCGTATTCAACCAACATGGCTTTTGTTGCAACGGGATTAACAATAGCCCGATATTCACCTATTAACTTTATCGCACATTGATTTAGATGCTCTTTGGGTAATACTTCACCAGGTGCGCAAAGCACCAAGTGATTTCCACATAGAAGTTCTATGAAATCGGAAAGAGTTAACTGATTTAACCTGCTTTTCATAACTTCCTCAATTTATATAATTCAAACTCAGCATCAAGAGCGATTTTCCGTTGCTGCTTAATACTTTCTTGCAGTAACTGATTCGTCCTGTCAACCCGTTTTTCCAATTTAGAGAAATTATTATTCACAACTGTGGTATGATTGACAGGTCGAGAGTTTTCAAAAGAACCCGGAAAGACATTAAGTGGTCTCCAATCAGGTAATCCTCCCATTTGCTCTACATCCGGAAGAACCTGGGCACCGTATGGTAAATCTACAATCATAGGAGTATCCGGAGTGATCCAAGCCATACCGTTATACAAAACAGCTTCGCGCTTTCCTGCATCACCAACGAGAGCCTTTCCTCCGGGATGCCCATTGCCTTTAGTACCTTCAGCATAAGAAGGAATCGGAGTTGCCGCTATCGTTGCAACTTGTATAGCTCCCATCGCTCCCACTATAGCCGCCAAGAATAAATTAGGGAGCGCTTGGGTTATAGCAAGTGCAGTAGCAATACCGGCCTGTGCCATACTTGTAGCCTTATCCCATATAGCCTGTTTCTTCGCAAGTTCCTGTTTCTTTTTTTCAAGCTCCTGATTTTTCTCTTCAGTCCTTTGTTTTGCAGCACGTTTTCGTGCCTCGGCCTCTTCTTCTGATATAGCTCCGTTTTCTGTAAGGTTCACAATGCGCTCAACATCCCTGTCATAAGCTTCATCATTCGCATTCTGTTCACTCTCTATTTTTTCAATCTGTCCATCATAAAGAGTAGCGATCAAATCACCAATAGTACCAATAGCCTGAGAGGAAGTCTGCAACCACTTCTGTAAACTCCTTATGCGTTCCTTATGTGCTTTATCATCAGCCTTATTTACTTTTTCGATAGCATCAATCTCGATTTCCGCCTCTTTTTGTGCGAGTTCAGCCTTGATCTTCTGTATCTGCTCAGTAATCTTGATTCGATCCTCAGCACTGAGATTTTCAACGTGAAGCTCCTGCTCTAAAGCATTAATAGCGGCTTCAGAGGTTTTCCGGGCATAATATAAAGTCAATCGATATTCTTCTTCATTAAACTCCTGCCGGGTTATCTTCTTCTCTGCAAGCTCTTTTTTCAAAGCAAGTATATCCTGTTGATACTGCCTATCACGAATGATTTGCTCTGCGGCAGCATTGTCAGCAATCAACAGAATCTGTCCTGAAGCATAATTTTCTTTCAACTCCTGCTTTTTCTTTCCGTACTTATCATTGATAAGAAATACATCTTCACCTGTTTTTTGCGCTGCATCTATTTCAGCTTCACGCTGTAAGTCAAGTTGAGAGATTTTTAAGTCAAGCTCTTCTTTTGAGCCTTTCTTTACTACTTCAAGAGCATTTGCAATATCTTTCTTTTCACGGTCTGAGTTATATTTGATTGTATAATCTCCTAAGACTTGTTTCATTTCTTTAGCGAGGTTCTCACGCGTAGCAACCTCTTCTTTACTATATCCTTTTATGGCAGCTATCTTCTTAGAATACTCAATGCCGATGCGTGCAAGCTCTTTCTCCAATCCTTCATCCATTAGTGAAAGCCCGGAATCTTGATAGGCTTGTTGTATTTTCAATTTTTCTTGTGCCGCTTTCTCTAATTCACGCTTTTCCTTGTCTGTCAACACCTTCACATTATTACCGTTCTCAGTATGCTGCTCAATATATTCTTTTTCAAAAGCATCTACATTTTCAAGAACATATTTATACTTTTCTGATTCCTTTTTGGCTTCAGACCACAATCCAAACTGGAAATTTCTCTGTTTTTTGTAGTCAGAGAGTGAAGTTCCAGACTGAGCACGAGTAAACATATTACTATCTTGCATCGCTTTAGTAACGCGCTGATATGATCGTTCTGCTTCATCGGCAACCTCGCCATACTTTTCTATTTCTTTACTAAGATAGTTCCTTTTATCCTCAACAGCGCGTTTAAATGCCTCCTTAGAATCTATACCAGAATTCATATACTCTTGCCACGCATCTTTGATCTCCTGAATATAACGTTCCTCTATTTTAAATTCAGAAGATAATTCACGCTGATTCCTAATCGCTAATTGTATAGCATCATTTTCTTTCTCTTCCAAAGATTTCCAATTATTTGCAATATTTCGAATACCCCGAGCAAAGAAATCAATTGTACTCTTCATCACTCCTTTTGAGTTGGAAAACGTTAACATTAATGCCTCCCAGGCTGAATCTAACCCTGCCATTGCCCCTTTAACGTTATTTTCCATCGTATGGGCCATATCAGCTAACTCCTCATCTACTCCAGTTATTTGCTCTCTCAAGGGAATTATTTTATCAGCAGATGTAAGAAAAGCGTTAAAAGCTGCTACACTACGCTTGTCTGTCAATTCAAGAGTAGTATTAAGATCAATACCTTCTTCTTTCAACTTTTTCAAACCATCTACAAGTTCTGGTAAATTTTTCACAGGCTTACCAAGAGCTCGAGCTAATTTACCGGATCCATCCGCAAGATTAAGCAGAATATTCCGTGTAGCAGTGGCTGCCATTGAAGCATCAAAACCAGCATCAGCCAATTTTCCTAATAATGCGAGAGTATCTTCAATCGTAAAGTTAAATGATTTAGCAACAGGTCCAACAATAGGTAAAGCCGTGGCAAGGTATGAAAATGACAAAGCACTTCGAGAAGTCGCCACCGCCATGGCAGACACATAACGTTCAGTCTCTCGTGTATTTGCGTTGAACATACGAAGAGCTGCGCCAGATAACGAAGCTGCATCTGCGAGTTCAGCACCAGTTGCTTGAGCAAAACGCAACACAGATTCTGTTGCATTTAGAATTTCTTCACGAGTGAATCCTAATTTAGCAAGTTCTATTTGAAGTTCGGTTGCTTCAGAAGCTGTGTATTTAGTAGTAGCACCCAACCTCTGCGCATTGGAAGTTAGCTCCTTTATTCTATCTGAAGTTGTACCTAAAATAGCAGCTAACCTACTATTTGCAAACTCAAATTCGACAATAGAACCAACTCCCTCTCTAAGTTTAGTGAACAAAGCAACAACACCGCTAACTACAGCTTGTCCACCAACATATCCAGACACAAGCCCTTTCATTCCAACATGCACTTGATTCAATCCAGGTGCGAGTTCAGTTTTGAGCATCATACCGGCATTCTTAGCAATAATACCCATGTTCTGCATAGATTTATTGCCGTTTTGAAAGTCAATCAATGCAGCCTTTACTTCTTCCCGATAGGCACCGACTGTCATTTTCTGCTGAGTATATCGGTCTGAATTACGTTTCACATAATCAGTATTTATACCTATTGTAGAATTGAGACGTGCGAGCGTTCTGATGTAGTTTTCATCAGTATCTTTCAGGACATCAACAGCCTTCTGTAATTCCTTATTAACAACCTTTGCTTCCGCCTTACTATGAACTTCCTTATTGGTAAGAGCCAGCGCAGCACGGATCAACTTCATTCGTTCTTCTTCACTTAGAATATATTTCCTACGAGTATTTAACCCGGAATTCTGAGCTTTTTCCAAAAAAGCCTCTGCTTTAGCTGTCTTTTCCAAAGAAACCGCATTGTCAATGCTTGCTTTAGTTAGTTTCTTTATCTCTGTGGTAGATAGCTTTTCGGCATTCAACCGCTCTTCTATCCTTTTTTGTACTGTTTGAGAAATCTCAGACTGTTTTTTAAGAGCATCGGAAAGTTCATTTGAGGCCGAGGTAGCAGTCTTAGCCTGGGTAATATAGAGAGTATTGAGTTTATCCAGATCGCCTGAAACCTCAACATTCACTTTAAGCCCTTTCGCCAACTCCTTTGCCGCATTCGCATAAGTAGCTTTCACCCGTTCAATGGTGGCGTCCAACTCTTTTATTGACTCGATCTCACCTTCTTTGATAAGATCGGATATTTGTATATCTCCCATTATAAATAGTGCCTATATTCTACAATTTTTCCTATTATCTCCTGCCCTATCCTATCAAAAGCATACGTACCGTCACTCTTTAAATAAACGACATATATACACCAGTCCAAGATAGCGGCTTTACGAGCAAGCCCACTAATACGGTAAAGCTCGCTTTGCATTTTCTTATTCTCGCAAGCACAACTCATTTATATCCGCAATTTCTAAAAAAACGATTTATACAAGGACGCATAAACATAAGATTGAAATATTCCTTGGCAGTATCGCTCATGCAAAGGATCTGTTCACCATATTTCCGCTCAATATCCGGTCCCTCTTTAAACCCGGAAGAACTGATATGTAATCCTGTCCGAATTCTCTCTGCATGAATACTCTCATAGAAAGAGCCAACAATGAAAAGGTTTGGAACTTCTACAGGACGCGGAGGCAGATACAATTTCTCCCCACGGATTGGAGGAGTAATCTTCTCTTTCCATCGTTTGTATGCTTCAGCACGATTTTGCCAGGGACCGGGTTCACTGAAATAACTATCTTCGTCGTAGCTCGGACTTAACAGATGTTCGGTACCATCCAAACCACTATATAATTGTTCATGTATGCTATCAATAATCTCTTCCTGACGTTCATCCAGGCATTTGACACACTCATCTTCTAAACCGATAGCGATAGCATGAATGATCTGACTTACTTCTTGCAAACTGGCCATACTATTTTAAATTAAACGGGCCGGGCTGCACCAACAACCCAGCCAGTTAGATTCACTTCTTCTTTTTCGCTGTAATCGTATCATAGACATCAGAAAGCATCTGCTTTCTATCGCCTTCATTACGATCTTGCCAAAACACATCAACATGCTTCTTTATGAACGCTGCCTTTGTCATTGACTTTACAGCGTCCTCGACAAATGTTACACCTTCAAATTTCATACTGCCTGTTCTATCCCTTTAATACCATTTTTGAATAATACCTCCGGGGATTTCAATACAGGCACTCCAGAGTCCTTAGCAACAATCGTAATTACTCCATCAGCATAAGTAGCTGAAGTAACATTACCCATTACTTCAACCGCTTTGTCGGCAATTAACTGTCCAAACTCCTCTGTACGATCATAGCCTCCGATCTTCTCTAATATTTTATATTTGCTATCGGAACCCTGTTTTTCCAGTACAACTTCAACCAAGCCTTTGAGAAATTTTTTTGGATTGAAATCTAACTGGAAATAATCAAAATTCAACTGGCTGTCTTCAGCGTCCATATGACAGAAGCTGACAGTCATCGTAGATTTCGCCCCACTGGTAGGGTATTGCGTTACGGTTGGGTAGACAGTAGACATTGGAATGCCGGCAAGCAAATCGGTACCATCATTATAACCGATAAGTATATTGTCCGTATTCCAAAAATACACATCCCACTCTTTATTTGCGCATTTCAGTAATTGGGCATTTAAAACCTCATCAAAGCGACTTAAAGTAAAAGTATCGGTTTGAGCATTAAGCCCATTGAATTGATTAGGTCCATAGCCAATCGCACTTACTTGAGCTTCACCACCATTTTTAGCATATTCCAATATTGGAAATATAGGATAAATCCGGTTAGGACGATCGGCATGGCACATTTCCGATAACTTTTCACCTGTAATATCATCAGACAGTTTCGTTCCAGGTTCAACCATGATTGAGCCTCTCACTTTCGACCAATCAATCTTACAAGCGGAACCACCAGTATTCAACTGGGCGCTTTTACAATTTCTAATCTTTCTCATTTTCTTCTACAATTAGAATTTCTTACTATAATTTCCATTGAGCGAATATTAATAGCATCGATGGGCTCGCTCACAGCCTCACCGCTCTCTGTATAAGCTCCATATCTACCATAGCTATAATTCTCTGAATAACTATGTTTGATTTTATCATCAAAATCCCAATCAAACCGATTGTCTTCAAGCAACACATCAAACAACCGGTTATAAATAGGCCGAAGTATATTTTGGAAGGACATTACTCTTCTCTCCTCGTTACTCCAATCCTTTCTGGAAGAACAGGCAATAATAAGAGATACTTTCTCTTTAGAAAAGTAATCAATACTATCCCGGGACTCGTTTACAGGACAAAACAGGGCAATTAGAGGGAATTTTCCCTGAGACTGGGATGGCGATTTACTATAAGTGTCCAATTGATCTTTGATATATTGGCTATTACCGAATATGTAATTCAAATCAGGATTCTTAATAGTAACAAACTCACCTTTATCATCAGGATACAATATTTGCAAATCCTCAGATGCTTTTTTTACGACTTCTCCAAATAGTTCCGTAACGTCTGTCATAGGTTAAAAGTATTAATGTTGGTCAATAGATTCTTATCAATCTTCACATCAAAGGGACAATCATTAGACGAGATCCATGCAGCGAATAGCCTATTCTTTCCAACCATTGCATTCCAAGTGCTTACTTGTCTCCTTATCGGTGATACATACTCATTAGCACACTTCAAACGAACCAACCCGGTGACAGTAGCCTGAGAATTCATATCACGGAGAATATGAAAGAACACATAATAAGCAAACGCTTCTCGTATCTTACTGCACAAGACTGCATATCTGGATTCTGGATCATCAGATTTTACCTCTTCCGTTTCTTCTTTCTCCTGTTCTATAAGCTCCAAGTAATCAGTAATCGCGTCAGCAAGACTTTCTCCAACAATATGCAGTAGAAAATCATATTGAAATGCTTCTATATAGCCATTTATAGCCTCATTCACTGCAAGGGAGTTTTGACTTGGCATTTTGGCAACAGAAGCATTCTCAATATGCAACGGGCCTGATGTAAAGAATGAAACATCAATCAACATAGCAATAGTTATTTGGAAGTCTTTCTACCTGTTTTCTTTTCATCAACCGGAGAAAGACTTTTGTTATCAGTTTCAGTCATAACTTTAGAATCTTCTACAGGCAATTCCTTAGAGTCACCGGCAGGAATATCCTTATTGTCTGTTATCACTGCTTCAAATTCAGCAATACGAGCTTTCATACTGTCACGTTCTGTTGTCAGTTCAGTAATGATCTTATCTTTCTCCGTAATAGATTCAGTAAACTCACCAATTTTCGCATCTTTCTCTGTGAGCATACATTCCAATGTCTTTCGAGCATCTTCCTCTGTTACCAAACCGCATTCGGAAATGGGAATGAGTTTAATCACTCCTCTACTAATCCGAATGCGTTGCTCTTTAAGCACATTGGTTACATCCTTGTCGTTACCTCTAAGTATGTAATCCATAATCTTACGCTTTAGTTATTGCAGCTTTCAACGCAGACAAATCTCCATAAGCGAAAGCCCATGGCATATAAATCGGGAAGATAACCTCTTCCTGTGCCATAAGCACAACCTCGTTACAGAGCTTGGATTCCACATCTTCAGCCCATTCAAGCGACAAAATGGTATAATCTACCAAATTTGCAGCCTGATTAAAGTCGCCAATAAGATACTTACCGGGAAGAATGCCGCCATATTCGATAATAGGACGACCAGCGATATACTTCACGCCATTAACCATTTTAATAATGCCGAGATTACGACCTGTCGTATCTTTTTCAGACTCCATACCATTGACGGTCATCGAATTGAGAACAATAGCGTTAGGGAAATACTGGGCATATGTCATTGCAGCAAAACCTGTTTTAACAACATCCTCGGAGTTAGGTTCCTCGATATTCTTGAAACCAGATTCATGAACACTGAATGTCATCTTATCGGTTGCAGTTTCAGCACCCGTGAAAGCAACGCCAGTAATGAGAATACGGCCATCTTCCATTTTTACAATAGCGTGCGTTTTGTTCAGTTCTGTGAGAACCACAGCATTTGCAAAAGTGATACTCATTCCGTCAAGAATCAAATCCTGAGGTTCAGTAAACTCAACGATTACATCTTTGTCATCATTGTAGCCTGAAATTGATTTCACACTACCGGCAGCACCAGTAAGGATGGCTGTACTAATAATCTTCTCTACAGAAGTTACTCCTGGATTATTTACAATACCCAACAAGTTTTCACCGTTACCGTCACCAAACAGGATGTTCCAATCTTCAGCCATCCAAACAGCTTCAGGAAGCATGTTCAAGATATAAGAGCGAATGTACACTCTTGACTTCAACATACGTTTTGAAATACGGATATGGGTACCAAGACGCTTTGTACCGGTTTGTACTTCTTTAACCTTGATACTTGATTCCGGTAAACGACCGTTTTCCGTCACAAAACGGGCATTACGATTAAAAGCATATACTTGTGCGTAGGCAAGTTGAGGATAAGCAGGATCGCCACTCAATGTCGTCAAGACATCGCGCATATGAATCTTTTTATTTGCGACCTGTGAAACTACCCGTTTCTGCTGTTGGGTAATCAACAAGTCACCGCTATAGTTGTCTGTCATGGAAACGACATCTTTCAAAGAGAAGCCGTCAAACTCTCCTGATTTACGGGTCTTGCCTTCAGCAAAGTCCTTGAATTTCTCTGAATCAAGCATTTCAGCCAACTTTTCATCAAACTTGTTGATAGTAGTCATTGACAAGCCCTTCTGCTTCATCTTTTCAATACTTTCACCAAGACTCTTCACCTGCTCAACAAGTGTTTCATTATCTTTAACCAGTTGAGTGAACTTCTCACCGTCGTAGGCTTTCAACAATTTATTGATTTCTCCGAACTTTTCAGTCACTTCATCCGGTGTTGCAATACCTTCCAGTGACTTGTTGACTACTTCACACATCATACCAGCAATGTTTTCCATGAAAGCTTTCTGTTCTGCTGGCAAACCATCTGTTTTCAGATTAAAATCTGATACTACAAATTTTTTAATAGGCATAAAATTCAAATTTTAAGTTATTTATTCTCGAAACAACTATTCAAACTTTTGAAATCGAATAAAGTGCCATTATCAGCGGCTTTAGTCTTTACTTCTTCTTTACTATTTTCCGGATCGTTCTTTTCCTGAGTGTCGCCTGACGGCTCAGCCTTTCCGGTAGTGTCATCTGAAGTATTTTGTAGAATAGTATTCGAACGATATACTTTTCCCCAACAGTGGGTACATCTTACATAATTCATAAGATCCTGCAAACTCTTTTGAGTGAATTCTTTCTCCTCTGACTTTACAGAATCAATAAGAGAAACTACTTGAGTTCTAATCTCTGGAGTGAGCTTCTCCATTTCTTCTCTTACGATGTCCTGCGTTATCCATCTCTGATAATCGGCAGCGTAATCTAATACCTGTTGCGCAAAGGTATGCTCCGTTTCTGCATCATAATCAAATTGATAACCGCAATGAGGACATGAGACAACGGTGCCACCGTTGAGGCTCTTTAGCAATAAACTTAATTCCATATCGTAACCTTTTAAACGTTCATCACTATATCCATGCTGCAAGAACGCTTTTCGAACGAAATCAACAGCTTCCTTTACTTGGTCGGCAGTAGCAGATTTGATATTCACAAGGAATGTTTGAGGATTGCTTCCCCAACTTGTCAATGTAGAATATTCCATCATACGCCATTCAAGCACTTTACAAGGATCAGTCAAATCCCTTTTGATAGCTTTTACTCCGATAGAGTGTTCAAGAGTTCTTCCATTCTCTGCAAACAACTTATAATCAGCTAACGTGTCACGGCCAATCTGTTTTTCAAGATTCAACTGGCCAACCATAATTAAATTGCCCTCTGTTTCCTTACCACTCAATGGAACCCCCAACAATTGATCCGGACGGTGATTCAAGAACCAACGCATACGACCAATATTTTCCTTTAAAGTCTTGTTGAATGATCCGGGCATGGATACGTCTTTCTGTGAGTCCTTCACACCGATACCGTTCACCGCGACGGTAACGATACCCTTCTCATCAACATCATTTGCCTTTGTCTTGTACTGAAGGCTTTTGATTTTCTCTTCCATTTTCAACTTCACTTTTTGTGTTAAGACTAAATATTTGTTTAACTATCTCTCGTTCCTGGTCCGACATTTCAAATAATGTTTTATCGAACATAGGTTCTTCAAATTTACTTTCACCGATTTGTGCACGCCAATCATTGTAGGTTATTAAGCCGCTAAGAAACTGGTCTTTGCACCTGGCATTCACATTGTTTTTAACTTCCTCGGCCTCTTTTAATCCTTCTTGCAGGCAATCTACGTCGGAGAAATCACAGTCCAAATAATATCCGCTTGATTCAAGTCCCAAAAATTGGGTAAACTCACTACAAAACTGTTTGGCTAATGGAATGATAACAGAGGAATAGGCACTCTTCTCTGCCGTAGATTGATTGCTAAAAGTAGACTGGTCTTTGCGAGGAACCAATACAGCAGGAATACCATATGCACCTGCAATACTAATTGCATCAGCAAGTGTTTCCTCAAAAGGTTGAAGTTCTGCAATAGTAAGATTCGTACGTACAAAGCTTAATGGAATATCAGACAGTCCGTATGGTAATTGATTCTTGCCTACACCATATTTACCATAATGCTGTTCCAATATTTCTTTCTTCTCATCAGATGTCATAGCAATAGGACCGGATTCATCTTGCTTCATATTGATTAGAAATCCTAATCCACCCCGTTTTACATAAATCACATTACGAGCTTCATACACAGCTATAAGGTTTGATATCGGCTTCATTTGCGAAAAAAGACGACTTCGCGATTTCATAAATCCACTTCCTGAATAATAGTTCACATGCCCATCCCTATCATGCCATATTTGATATGCGGGAATGTTCACTGTGCTTAATATACCATAGCCTAAGCGGTAGCCGTCGATTATTTCATCCTGATCGGCTATGCCAAACAACGGAATACTACTACCTAAAACAGGAAGCACTTCTACACAATCAGCAGGAAGCTCCCAATAATTTGAGCAATAACGCCATTTTTCTACATTCGAAAAGCTATCAGACATTGCAGCATGTGTAAAGCTGTTACCAAGACATAGTTTGTACACGAAATGCTGATAAACATTCTGTCTCCATGTCATCAGGCAATTAGGTCTAAGAAGTATCTGATTTAAATTCTTATTATTCCAAACAATACTATCATCTTTCACTTTCTTGAACTGGAAGTTGGCATTGGCAATACGGGATGCAATATAATCTATCGGAAAAAAAACTTCCGGAACAGATTCAAAAAGAGATAGTAAGTTCCGAGAACAAACAAACGGAGAAGAAAATAAATCTTCAACAGTTATTTTGATCCCTTCAGGAAGTTTCTTTTCCTCGCCCGTATCACTAATAACTTCTACATTAGTCTCCTGTACAGGCTCTTCTTCTGACTTAGATTTTTTACGAAACCAGCTCATTCATTTTTTATTTGAAACAAATGTAGGAATATGAATAATCGGTTTCTCAAAGCACTTAAATCTTGAAAAATGAGAAACACGAAAAGCCAGCCTTAACAAACTATATAACAACCAATTAAACTACTGATAATTCGGGAAACGATTTTATTATATGATATGCAAGACCACTTAAAATAATGCTTGCACTCTTATTCTCGCTGTTTATGTTATAGTCCATCAGGTTAGTAATGAAATCATGGTAATCTTGAGATTCCTCTAACATCTTTGATGATAGCAAAAAGTTATTTCTTATAAAATCAGAGGTAGCAGCTATTCGCTTATCCACATCGGAGAACTCTTTCTTTACTCTTACTTCTGTGTCTTTCACAAGTTCTCTCAACTCACGTACAGTCTGATAATAGGCAGATGAACATTCAAAGAGACACGTATTGGCCTTGTGCTCTAAACATGCAGTCTTAATTTCCTCTATGGAAGATGTCTCTCTAAACAAGGCATCAGTTAAATGCCACTTATCACCACATCGAAATGCCTGAACGAGAACAAATGTACCATCCACATTCGGCATGACATATACAAGCCGCTGCGAGTAAACATTTCGTGCTTCTGTATTGAAGAATCCAAGCATGCCTTTACCTCCATATAAGTTTCTCTTTCTCCGGTTACTAAATTCAGTATACTGGTCATAGCATAAGTCAAACATGATATACCTAAAACAATCTGATAAATGACCATGTTCCTCATAAGTTTGCATAGTTGTTTTATTCTTCACCTTCGCTTTAAGAATAGCACCGTTGGCATCCTTCTGCACACTCATATAATCTTCAAGAGATACAGAGCAACTTTCATCAATATAGATTTCGATACCAGGAATAATACAATCAAAGATAGCATTAATAAATTCGCCGGTCATGGCAACACTCGGATTCTTGTTACCTACCTTATCCTCAATCTCGAATCCTTCTTTCTGCAAAGTGGATATAAACAAATCCATCCATGAACGCTTTTCGTCATCAAAACTATTAGCAGCTTTCGTGGAAGCGTCGCCATGGACATAAAGTTTTTCACTGTATTGAATAGATTTCAAATACTTAGCAACAAGTTTAGAAGCTTTCTTGACCGTATTGTTCGGGCTTTCAGCACACGTCTCATGGAATTGCCAAATTTTGGTACCGATAGTGAAATCAACTTGCCAATAGGATATACTGATATATGGAAGAACGTTATTATCAACAGAAATATGAATAGGTAGGCCTGGTATATATTTATGTTCACCAGAATGCTTGCCACGGTTAAAGGAGCCGAAGAACTCGCTACCGGTACGAATGACACCCCACTCTCCTAACGCATACACATTGTAATAGTCCGGATCATTGATACGGTCTTTTTCAAAATCGGCAACACATTGCTCATCATAGTAACCGTATGTTCCGTCAGGAGAACCAACTACCCAGAAGTTGTTTAAATACGTAGACTGAATCAAAACTGTATCACTTGGATGCTCTACGATCTTTTTTGTCCGGACATTCATTATCTGTTTTGGCTCATTCATCCGGAGCGATTTCACCTCTGTTAGCTCACTGGGTATCTTCTTCCCTCCCAGTATAACTTCCATAGTAACATCATGGAACTTATCCTTATCAAAGATTTCCTTTTTAATCCAGTGTGTAATCTTGATCGGATTGAACGAACAGATAATTTGCTGGCCATGCTTACCACGCAAACGTTTTCTGATCTGTTTAAAATCCCCATGTTCAAAATCAGAGAACTCTTCCAGGAACACACGTTTATAATTTTCCAAACCTTTGATCTTCTCTGAGTCATCTAATCCGGAGAAGGTTATCTTAGCACCATTGAGCAAACAGATAATACGTCTTTCTTTGAAATCAAATAAATCGTAGACATTCAAGGTTTTTGCAGCTTCCTTGAAGGCTTCATAAATAGAGTCTTTTAGAGCAGAACCTACCTTACGAAACACCTTGGTGTTTTCCCCATCCTGCAATGTCATAATCAGTATGGACTGGGCAACACTAAATGATTTAGCGGATGATGAACCACCATATAAGATGATGAAACGTAATGTAGCATCCTGTAGATACTTCAACAGGTAAAACGCATTTGGATTTAATTTCTTATGGTTTATAATCATCTTCTGACACTTTGCTTTTACCCACAGTCGGGACAATAATCATTTTTGCTTATTTTTCCTATCTTTTTGTAATAGTAGAAATATTCTATCTAAATGCTACTTATCTTCATCATCAAATCCGATGCGTAACTCACCGATCTTCTTTCCATCACCACCGTTCAAGGTGACGTTTTTGTCCGCCTCCCATCCATTCCAGGCCCCTAATAACCGGGCCGCTTCTGTTTTACCATGATATTCATAGATGACTTCTCCCCTTTTATTTTGTACCTTCTTCAATGCATTCCGGGCACGCTTCGGAAGTTGAGACGGGCTTCTCATCTTTATTTTTCCGGTTACAGGATCAATATAATGCAAATCATCAGTATCAGCCTGAACAATATCCATAAGCACTTTCTCGACAGCCAATCGTTTTATCTCAGAGTCCTTCGCTCTCTGGCTCTTTATCTCTTCTATCCTTAGACTAACCTTAGAGTTTTTAAGAAGTCTACAAGCGGTAACCCAAATGGACTCAGCTTTCATCTTCGAGGCATCATAAGCCATACGATAGGCTTCGCTTGCATTTCCTTCCGTATCTACATAGTACTTACAGAAATTCTCTTGTTTGAATGTTAATGATTTCTCTTCACTCATATACTTTTATTATAAAATCCTACATGGAGAAACGATGATTGTAACTCGACATGCAGGAATAAATCAGAATGGTTGTATATCCACAGGATTCTTATTTCTCCGCCTCAGCATTTTTTTGAGAATTGTCCTTTCTCCACATGGCAAATATTTTCTTTACACCGTCTTCTACAGAGGTATAGGACAAAGGTACTAAATAGACATTCCGGTTTACAGATTGCTTGAAATTGTCAAAATTACGTTTTTCGTTAATCATCTAAATTTCAAGTGGTTTATGGTACCTAACCAGATTTGCAAAATACATAGTCGTCGCCGGTTGGATATTTGCAATGTTTATCAATGGTCGGTTACAACCTACAGCGAAGATAAGTCCCTCGATAATATCATCTAAGTAAAGCACCGGATATTCTGACTACAATTGTATAAAGAAGCCTTTTCCTCATTAAGTAGAAACCAGAGAAGAGTTCTTTCGCGGGGATCGGGTCCATATACATTATACAATCACCATTTGGTTACAATCTTACAATAGATTGAGCATACTGTTATTTAAAAATTGACTAATACCGTATAAATTTGTAGCATTCTTTAGATTTATAATCGACGAATTAAAACGGATAAATATCATCTGATATAAATACTAATAATACATGTTCTAATTAATATTATCTTTTCAAATAACCATTAAATAAAATGATTTTTATCACTACATTATAAAATAGAATGATCTTTAAAATATTTCATTATCTTTGCAGCCATTGATACATACTCTTAACAAGATAAATTGTATTCAATATAAAGTTTGCAAATATAAAACATAAATATAAAATACAATATTAAATGGACTTTTCACTTGACAAATCAACAATCATATGGCTTATAGCAATTGTTGCTGGTACCTGTTCTCTATATCTATATATCAAAAAGCTAAAGGACAAAAACAAATTAATATCAAATCGTCGCTTAGTCGAAAACATCCCTTCAATTATTTCTACAATCGGTGTACTAGGTACTTTCTATGGGATTACCAGTGGACTTCTTTCATTTAATTCTGATGACCTTGATACAAGTATTCCCGCATTATTAGATGGTTTAAAAACAGCCTTCTTTACTTCGATTGCTGGTATGGTATGTTCATTAATTATGTCTAAGATAATCAATTCTTATTTTGATAAAGCTGATGATGGCATTTCAGATGCAAATCAAGCTGCATCACAAATATGTAAAGCAGTACAAGAAATGAGCCAAAAGAACATAGCTATCCTTAATGCCTTAAAAGAACAATCCGAAAACCAAGCTAAAAATCAAACAGCCTTTTATCGTTCAGTTGGTGATATCCTTATTGCCCTTCAAACATCCCATAACAACACTGAATCTGCTATTAATTCTATGGTGATTCTATCACGTAGTCAAGAAACTACAGTCAATGATCTGAGAAGCAAAGTTGAAAGTATGACTCTATCCCTTGGAGCGGTAGAAGAAAACTCTACCATTCAAACAGCCACTCTTTCAAACATTCAACAACAAACAAAAGAACTATCCAATACAGATCGTAATATCAGTGAAATGCTTGACATTCTTTCTGGTATGAGTAATATACAAGAGGAAATATCAGAAGAGACCAAGGCTTTTGGTGGAAAACTCCATTCTGAAGTTGTCGAGATTGAAGATAAGATGGATGCTACTAATCAACTCTTAACTTCCAAATTTGACGAATTTTCTGAGCTTCTGAAAAAAAGCAATACTGAAGCTCTTGTTGAAGTAATGAAGACTGTGACTGAAGAGTTCCAAAAACAGATGAACTCACTTATTAATAAACTTATTCAAGAGAACTTTGATCAACTTAACAAGAGTGTAGAAAAACTTAATACTTGGCAACAAGAGAACAAAGCAATGATTTCTTCACTCACTCAACAGTATAAAGAAATGGCTAGTAACTTTGAGAGTACTTCTACTACACTCTCACAAGTTGGTGACGATACAAGAACTCTTGTTAGTGAAGGTGGTAAACTCAAACAACTTATTGATTCTCTTAATCAAGTTATCGTTGAAGACCAAAAATTCATTGATGTTTCCAACAAACTCCAAGAAACAGCAAACATATCAAAAGAAAATATGGAGAAATTTGATGAATCAACGAAAATTCTTAATGATTGGGTTCGTAAACAACGTAATTTTGTGGATGGCGTCCAACTTCTCATTGAGAAACTAGATGAATTAAATAAAATCCGTGATTATAGTGAACAGTTTTGGAAAGGTACAAAAGAAAAGATGGAAGAAGGAGTTAGTATAATAACACAGGGTTCTCAGACCCTTAACTCCCAATTAACTTCACTTGATCGTCAATTTTATAATCGATTAGGCGCTACGCTTGCTGAGCTTGATAACTGTATCACTAAAATGGTCGAACACGTAAATAATCGCAAATAACTATGGCTAAGTCTAATGTTTGGATGTCAGTTTCCGACCTTATGACGGGTCTTATGGTTATATTTCTTTTTATAGCCATTGCTTACATTAGTCGTGTAAAACAGAATCAAACTGTATTAACTGACTATATTGAAACCAAGAATGAACTTCATAACAAGCTTGTTAATGAGTTTGCAGGAGATACCTTACAATGGCAAATGGCCATTGGCAAAGATCTTTCTATGAAATTCAAAGAGCCTACTGTTCTTTTCGCCTCAGGATCAGCTGATCTTACTCCTCGATTCTGTCAAATCCTCAACAATTTCTTACCAAGATACTTCAACATCTTACTTAATGATAGTTTGCGTACAAACATTCGAGAAATTCGTATCGAAGGACATACAGATAATGTGCCAATGCCTAGTTATGATACAGACTCCTATATTGCCAATGTCATTTTATCTCAAAAGCGTTCACTTAGTGTTCTAAAGTATTTTCGTAAAATGGAAGTTTTCAAAAAATACACATCAGAACAACAACGACTTCTCGAGTTCTGGTTTACAGCTAATGGGCTTTCGTATGGAAAATCACTTGACAACAATGGTGATTACACAATTGTAACGGGAAATGATATTGATAAAAATAAATCCAGACGTGTTGAATTTCGAATAGTGACGAGTGGTGATGAGATACTTGAAAATTTCGTAAATAAGAATAAAAACTAAGCTCTATGGACAGTGAGGATCCTATTTATCAGTTTGACCATTTCAAATCTTTACTTTCCACTATGGGGATTGAAGTTGGAGAAGCCTCAGCTTGGTCTCCTGTCGGTACAATCGAAGTTCTTTCTGAAAATATCGGTAAGAAAATAAAATTTGAAAGTAATGGCATATTTTACATTGATGACAATGGAAGTGAACATCAAGGTTTTATGTATAAAAGAGATTTTTATTTTCACGATTATGGAGAGAGAATGCCCAAATTCCATATAAGATACTGCCATACACTTGAGTGTTTTGGAAAAGAAGCTTATCGCTTTGCTAATAATGAACCTATCAAAGTTTTTGCACGAGATAAAGCAATACGTCATGAAGTAGAAGTCTCCGGATTGCATCTATGTACCTATTGTTCTCAAATACTTGCAAATGAACTTGAGAATGAAATTCATAATTCTACAGATTTCGTAGAATTCTTAAAACAAGCAGAAGGAATCGATCCCAATGATAACAGAGATACTGAAATTGATATTTTCGGGTATACCAAAAATTGGGAACAAATAAGTCAAGCATACAGATCCATTCACCAATTTACATGTGAACGTTGTGGTCTCCAGATCACTGAACCTTTTGATCAACATTTTATGCACACACACCATAAAAATGGAAACAAAACAGATAATCGAGAAGCTAACCTTGAATGCCTTTGCGTTCGCTGCCATTCAGAAGTGGATGATCGACATAAAAAACGTCTTTGCACAGGAGCAAATAGGATTATACTAGAAGATTTCAACGAGAAATACCCTTCCTTTAATAAAGATAGTTTAGAGGATAATGATTTAGCTTTCTAATACAATTACATTCAACCATAAAAGGGAAAAATATGTAAAAAATTTAATCAAACCCGTTTACTTCTTTAAAAAAGGAACACGAATTGTATTACCGCTTTCCCACTAGCCCAATTTAGTTGAATCTTGTTATCTTTTCATTCACGATAAACTGTATATTGGGAAGATAAGAGAGAACGTGAATTTCTCTCTTTGAATGGTTTTATTTTCTTCATCCCTGCCTTATATCTATTTTCTTTATATTAGTCGCCATACAATAACCACCAATACTTAATGCTTCAATCATATTTAATCCCTTTCTTATTTATTATGAAATATTCGTTTCAACTCTTCAATGGATAAAATCTTATCTTTTCTTCGATGTAACATAGCGTGGCAATTGGGACAGACAGGAACCAGCTCATTCTCGATATTGATAGCATAATTGCCATCTTTGGTTGAAATAGGATTTATATGGTGTACATGAATAAATCCTTTACCCAGTTCTCCATATGTTTTTTCAAAGTCAAAATCACAGACGACACATTTAACCCCTTTGGCTTGAATACACTTATTGCGTGCTTCGGTATTTCTCTCATGCTTAGTTATAAAGACCTGTTCAAACTCTCCTTCATAAAACTCAACAACTTTTACCCTACCTTTTCTTTCAGGAGATTGGTGTTTTATTAATTCATAATGCTTTTGATAGATTTTTCGTTCATTTTTTTTCTTTATATTATTGTGCTTTTTCTCATAATATATAATAAAATCCATATAAGCATTTAAGGCTGTTTCCAATTTCTTAGTACCATAATCTTCATAGATTTGAGATAAATAAAAATCCCTTAAATCTGTACTTATCCCTCTTGTATGCAATTCTCCATCAAGCATTTTCTGAAATGCCCTATAAAAATCTGCAAAAGAGTTTTTGTTAATACCATGCGTCAAGTGAAGCTTTTCTTTACCTATGACTAAACGTTCCTCCTTGTTATATATTGCTTTTACCATCTCATAAACGGCTTTCATTTGTTCAAAATTCATACTATTATTCTTTTGGCATTATTAAAATCATATCCCCTAAAACCACTTTATGACAAACTCGGTCTGTAACATACCAATATGGATATTGAGAATTATTGTTGGATGTATCTATAAAACAATTCCATTTAGCATAAATAGGTGATGAAGCACCTGGGTCAAGACATAATAATTTAATAGGAATATCATTCTCATTATATTCAATACCAATAGCTAATAAAGCATGACTATGCAGCTCTGATTCTCCTTTCTTTGGTTGATAAACTACGGAAATTATAATAGGTAAATCATTTTTTGTTATATTATCATCAATGAACTTCACCGCATTTTCTAAACTTTGAGGATTTTTTTGCTTTGCATCAACACACAGCTCTTTAGAACAATAATCACGTATTTCTTTAGCTAAACATCTATAGCTATATCCATTGCGAATTAACCCCTGTTCTTCAAGGAAATGAGATAAAAATTTCCCCCGATTATACCTTTTGTTTATAGGGCTATCTATAGAAATTTCTTCTTCAGATATTTTCCCCAAAATTAATAAATTCATCATTAATGAATACACCGCACAAGCACCATCCAAATCTCCTTGTTGATGATGTATTCTAACCCATTTTCCTGAGCAATCTTTAGATACAAGTCCTTTTTGAGGATGCAATTTTAGATTACTAACAATATTAATATATGTCATATATAAGAGTTTAGACTACAAAGGTAATTTAATTATTTTTTTTGCACCCATCAATTAGTCATAATTTATAGTTATACGTCAATTGATTCATACATATTTACCTGCGAGCTCAGAGGTTCTTAACATCTCTGCATTCTCTTCACCGAAAGCGATTAAGATGCTATCACAATCGGGAGAATCTCCGCGAGTTCCATCCAGTCGAAAGAAGCGAATCCGGTCGTAAAAATTTCATTCTAAAATAATTTTAACTGAGTAGACAACTCTGGTTTATAAATTCTAAATTTACGATTAAAGAAAGTATCGAAAGCTGCTACAATTTCAGAAATAGTATTATCAGTAATACCTAACAGTTTATCATCAGCAATTATCAGAGACAGAGCTTTATCAAGAGTCATTTTCTTTTCAATATACAGGGAATATACCAGGTACCTACGAGTATATGTTCTGGTTTTGAGTGCTTCTACTTCCTCAGGTGTCGCTATTCTCTTATATAACACTTTATACCAATGTGTCTCAGCAGTACGGGCACGTTTCTGCCTTGGTATCAAATCATAAAGCACTGCAATCTCTTTTTTCTGAATGCACTTATGTTTTTTACGAACACCATACATCACATAAGGAGTGTTCCAATCCGGATGAGTTCTCCGGTATTCAAGTTCTTTCTCCCGATCAATAAGATCTTGCACAAAGTCTTGTTTCATTAACCATTCTTCGAACCAGGCAGCACGTGCCTCTTCTTTATTATAGTAATCTTTACCATTGATATTCACTGGAATACCCATTGTTTCTTGTTTTTTGAATTTCTTTTATTATTAACCTCTGACAAGCACATACGGCACCAGGAAGAAAGGGAATGGTAAATTTTTCCGTTTCTGTTAACAAACCTGTCATAAAATCTATTTAAGTAGAAATAATTACCGCACCGGGTACACATTTTCATTTCACTTCCGGAAGAATCATACATATGATTACGAGGTTTACGATGAATAAGCGTACACTCTCTACATCCAGCATCTTCTCCACGATACCGGCGACAATGCGAAAGGGATTTTACTCCACATTTCGCAAAGTTCCGGCAGTCTATCCGAATTTCTGACCGAATAATACTCATGATTGTTCAATAGTGGATAACAATTCTTTAGCTCGGCTAATCTGCCGACGATTAAGATATGATTGCCAGCATTTATTATACCGGGACCAGCGAAAAGCATTATACTTCAGTTGGTCTCGAATGTCCTCACTTGGAACACCACTGAAGAATAATTGTAAGCGGTTATCTTCTGTATTCTCAACAACACGAACATCATTGATTACGTACTCCTTTGTTTCAGTTTCTTTCAACTTCTTGGCTTTCTCCAAACGCAATTTTGCATCCCTGATTCTTGCATTGTTATTGGTGAGCATATAAGAAGGGAAACCATAACCGTACATAGTAGGTTTTGTAAGTTCAATCGCTTTCTCTTCTGAAAATCCCATTCCCTGCAATTGTTCAACTTTTGCAATATCATTAAGTTTCTTACTCCGAAGTACTTTATTAGCTGCCTTCATCATGCTTTGAGATTTTTCTAACGCATCTATTTTTTCCTGCAGACGGTCTACTGCATCATCATCTTCAAGATAGATATTGTTATTGTTCTCGGCTGCTTCAGACTTTCGTTCAAAATACTCAGCTTTCTCTTCCAATTTAACGGATTTTCCTATAGTATTCCAAGAGCGATCTAAAAGATTACGATGTGACCTTTCTGAATGATGCCCTACGAGTATAGGCTGCCCTAAAGGAATATGTTCAACCATCTTGTGGCTCTGATCATAGACTTTAGTCGACTGGCATCTTGCCTTTCCTGCCAGTTCTCTGTATCTATCAGCTCTGGCCTCTTGTTTTTCTTTTCTGTTCATAATTTTACATTACTTTGGTTTGACTTATATAAAACTGAAAGACCACAGCTACTTTACCGTGGTCTTATCATTAAATAATTTCGGTTCACCGGTAGGAACCAGGTCATCAAACAGACCGGGAACACGGGAAATTAATGCTTCATATTCCTCACGAAAAAACTCAATTTTCGTACGCCCCTGTTTTTTACCCTTTCTGGTATGTACATCAAAAGTATAGGGAGGAATAGGTATAGGGTAACGCCTAACATCCTCTATCCATTTCTCTATGTCCACATCTCTTCTGTCATAAATGAAGTTCTGCAAATGATCTGCATCCCGGTTTTTCCTGCATTCACAAAGAAGAATAACCGCTTTGCTGACAAATATCCGCCCCTTGGGTTCAGTAGCATTCTTGTTTACCAATTCATGGCCTTGCCACAATGCTTCTATCTCTTTTGTTATGATACCGAAGCAATCTTCTGCACTAATAGTATATAAACGCTTCCACACATAGTCGCGGTATCCACTCGCCCATAATTCCAATGCAAAAAAGCCGGCTACCCCGGTATCGGCTCGCCGGATCGCTTTTTGCATTGCAGAACTCACCTCGAAGAAATCATATCCGCAAATTGTTCTAATAATCATAATTTTAATTTAATGATTTGATTTTTAATTGATTACATCAGTAAATTTAGCTAAAAAAGGCGGATATAGCAAACAGATTGAACGCCATTTAAACGCCTTTTTACAAGTTATTAGAATTTGAATTTGCAGGATATATTATACTGTACAAGCTGCTTTGTCTTGTCCTTTCCGTTGTTAGTAGCACTCTTCAGGAGAATGCTATCACCAAAACTTTTCTTGATGAAAAGAATGGATCTACGCTCCTCTTCTTGGTTCCTGATTGAGGAAAGGCCACCGGCATTTATGAAAGTATTCTTTTGCTCAAAGTTATACCGTAAATCGGTCAATATCCGGCGCTCTTTATACTTCATGTAACAGGATATCCAAAAATCTTCTTTTAAACGGATTTCCTCATTCCACCAGGTATTCTTATTGTAAATTACTCCATAACTGCAACCGGTTATCATTTTTGAGAGAGAAAGAAAAGCTGATTCGTCATACATCACAGGTGATATCCGGGAAGTGAAACCAAAGAGATGAACATCCATCATACTGGCCATCTCAAATAATGACTGAATGATGTTAGTGATTCTATCCTTATCTTTCACACGCCCTGGTTCTCCCTTTTCGGCACAGATAGCTTTACAGGCGTGCACATCATCGTCTATCATGAAGAGTTCACCAAAATATTTCGCCATCCAGTTACGTTTAGGTATAAGACCGATTATATCGTCTGGGTGCGTTACGATCTCACATTCCGGATTAAACTGCTGATATAAGTCTGCCTGACTCTCAGCAACACAAATAATAGGATCATTCACCAATTTTTTAGCAAACACACGGTCATGGCGCTTATGACTTGGTATTACTATTTTGCAGGGCATGACGGACGTCTTTTATATCAACAACATTACTCTTACTTATTTTCCCAGTTTTATAGGACTTCATGTGCTGCATATCCAGTCTTTCACGAAGCCAGTTACTATCAACTTCATTACTTGAGGTAATGATGAATAGCTCATGCTTTTCATCATATTTGGGAATAAGAGGATAGATAGCTGTATCATCTGTGATCGTATCAAACCGCTCTTTAAATTCGTCCTCTTTCTTTTCAGGACTAAACTCGATCCCCCATTCCTGAAGTTCAAACTTATTCCACTCATTTTCCATAACGTCCATATCATTCTCACCAAAATTGACATTATCCTTTGTAGCATACTCTCTAAGCTTCTTCACTGGAGTATCAGATGGCAAAACCTTACATGAAAGTTCTTTGTATCCAAGTTCCTTACAAGCACGTAAACGGAGATTGCCACAAACAACAATATACCGGCCATCATTATAGGGAAATATTATAAGCTCTCTAAGTTCAAGCATTTCAGGCGAATCCTGAATACTTTTCTTCATCGCTTCAAAGCGATAATCACGGAAAAAGCGCGGATTTTTCGGTAATCCCATGAGCTGCCCCTTATTAAAATCAAGTAGGCAGACTTGAATTGTCTCTGTCATAACCAACTATATTAAAATCAACAACACTAACAGTCAGCCGGCAGACTCGAATTATCTCTACCATAACCAACTATATTAAAATCAACAACACTAACAGTCAGCAACAACACCTTAATCACCTTTCTGACTCCTCAGAGAGCAAATCTATTGCTCTCTTAATTTCACCCTCGATATCCTTACATCCGTAATGCTTTAGAAAGGCAACGGTAACTATTATAATATCAGCAGCTCTCTTTTTATATTCCGGATGATATTTTATATCATCGCACGGTAATTCTGATAGTTCGTCAAACCTCCTCCAAGCAGCAGATATTTTTAAACTGAAAGCCTTTTTGGAGGTGTTATCATTCAGATGAAAGCGGCGCTCTATTATTTTCGAAATCTTAGGAGCCAACTTATTCAATGTTATCATAAATGATTAGGTTAAATTGTTAGACTAATAATAATCTCACTCTGTTTTATACAGGCTGGTCTCTTATGTGGAACCTGTAAATGATTCTTTTGTACACACGCATGATAATTAGAGTTTTTCTTGTAACTTTTCCATTGCTTCGGTTGCACAAAGCAATGCATAATTACTATCAACAGAAATATACGTTTGAATTGTAAACCAAAGCCCTAATATCTTCACTTGCAAAAAATAAGCAGTTTGGAAATTCCTTGCCTGAAATTGCCCTTCTAAACACATATACTTAGAAAGGCTAAAGTAAATAGCATCTACTTTTTTAATTCTTAATTTTTTCATTCTATACTTTTGGGGATGAATATATTTTTCACTGGCCATAGAAGTATTATCAAAACTCACTAAATTCATGAAAGACCTTAAAGAGTTTTTTATCTGCCAGCATACAATTATTTATTTAGAGGGTCCGTAGTATCCAAATATTTCCTATATTCCAATTCTGTTTTAGCAAGATTAATAAGAGTATTGACGCCTTGAAAAACCTGTTTTGCCTGATTTACTTTATTAGGATCTTCTTTCACGTCCTTTATTTGTTGAAGAACCAAATTCCTCATATCTTGTAAAATGGTAGGATTCACGGTAGACACCTTATTCAACCGCTCATTCGCCAATATGACAACAGTGCTTGTTATTGATCGGAAACGATTCAACTTTGAAGCTAAATCAAATATACTAAATATTAGTACTTTGCCATTGTTCAAGTATATTTCAACTTCGGTACCATCATCACCGGTACCATCACAATAGTTGAGAATTACAATTTCTTCATTCTGATAAAGGAATGGTTTATTAACCATCTCTTTTAATCTATCTATTGCATTATCACTCATGATTTATTCTTTTTTGTTGCTTTATTTATCTGTCTATTCAAAGCTCCTTTCAGCTTAATTAGGTACTGAACATCTTCCGGGTACCGGGCATACATAGAATTTTCATTTTTTAGTTGTTCCGAGCGACTAATCATGTAAAGGTTCTCAATAGAAGCATTCTGTCTATTGCCATCTTTGAACTGAATATTGTAGCCAGAAGGAATTTCACCATTATATTCAACCCATACGAGCCGATGTTTCGGCTCAAAGACATTCGGTTCAGCAGTTTTCACTTCAATATAACCGTCACGGGTTATACGTTCATGACCAACCGGCTTATGATTCTTTGGAATGTGTCCTTTCCGGAAACGTGTAGCCTTAGTTTTTTCAATTTGGGCATCAGACATATATTCTGTTTGCTTACGTCCCTTATTCATTGGTTGATGTCCTTTGGGGAAGAAACCCTTTGAAGAATGTTCAAACAAGAATTTTGCAGACTTTCTCAATTTCATTTTAAAAGCAATGCCACTGACAGCACTTTCTGTTGAGCTAAGAATTGAAGCTATTTCAAGATTTGTATGATCTGGATAAAGTGTAATCAATTTTTCCTTTCTATCCGGACTCCATGTTCTTACATTGGGGGAACGTTTCAATTTCCGTTTTAAAGCCTTACTCTTGATAGCCTCACGTGATTTTCCAAGACGCTCTGCAAGTTCATTCAAATTAGCGGTTGAAAACTCACTATCAAGGATAGCGAGTTGTTCGTCAGTCCAAGTTTTCATAAGCATGTCAATAAAGAGAGGAAACCGTCAGGCTTCCTCTGTATTATCGTTATCAAGATCCTTTAATCGATCATTGAGTTTCTTTTGCTTTTTCTCCAATGAAGCATTTAGTTTTTTTCCTAATGCAAAGTACTCATCAGGATATTGTTCGTGGAACAGAATATTTTGGCATTTTTGCATATACGGATAAAACATCACATCATTAGCAGAAAGACTATTTGCGATGAAAGCCCGATACCATTGATCCCGATCAGCTTTATTATTTTTGACGTATTCGACAAAATCTGATTTTTTATCGTACCTGCTTAATTGCAAGGTTTTCAGGTAGCCATCATCGCAACTACGCAGAACCATCACATCAAAAACTGTCTGTTCATCAATAGAAAGCTCCTTTTTACGCTGAAAGTATGGCTTTTCTTGCGCCCATTTGCGCATTTCCTCAGCGCTTTTCTCAATGACAATTTCTTTATTCCTCTTTAACTGAGCTTTTATTTTCTCACGTTCTATTTCTTTAACATCTGCAACTGCTGTAGTTCCGGAAGCAATATCTTTTCTAACATAGTAGAAATTAACTTTAAATTCTGGATAATAATAGCCAAAGAATGAGATACATCGATAAACATCGCCATCATCAATCATTTTCAAAATACGTTCATCATCTTCCGAATACCAGCACTGCACTTTAAAAACTTCATCCGGATTGACCACTGTAAACCCAAGTTGTTTAACAGCGTCTAAAGTACTTTCATACTGCTTCTTTTTTTCATCACTCCAATAAGAATCGGCTTTTGCAACAATTACTGTTTTTCCGAATGAAAGAGGTTCACCTACCTTTACAAGATTTTCACTTTCAAGCAGAATCTTCCGAACTACATACGCAATCCGCTTTTTATTAAAACAAGTAGCATTAATACACCGGGCGTCTTTATTGTTCATCTCATAGAATAGACAACCATGATTACAGGTATTAGATTCACATTGAGAACATGGTTTAAATTCTCCATTTTCCCAATTATCAGCCTCCTCTTCAATCCAATCGGCTTTTTTAAGTTCCATAAAAGAATTACTCACATAATCCCGAATCATAGCGGTCGTGCATTGTTCATCTTCTTCCTCATGAAACTCTTTTTGAGTTTCTTCGTCAAGTTTTGAAAGAATCATTGCACCGGATAATGGGATATCTCCATTTCTTACACGTTCTTTCAGTTCCGGAATAAGACTATTTAGCTTTATACGATCAAAGACAAAACGAGCAGACTTTCCAAATTTAAGGGCAATATCCTCATAACTACGCCCTCTCTCTGACAGCTGCGCAAAAGCAAAAGCTTCTTCGATGGGATCGACATCTTTTCGATGCAGATTCTCGGTAATCATTGCATCGAAAGCCTCGTCATCTGTCATCTCTCTGACGATGCAAGAAATTGTTTGAAACCTTTCTGACTTTTTACGATGTGCCTTGATTTTAGCAGTATTCTCTTCATCTTCCTTTGCTTTCAAGAGTGATACAGCACGGAAGCGGCGCTCACCGCAAACAATTTCATACGAACAGGGGATTGTTGTGACATCTCCTGTTTCCAAGTTAGTAAAGTCCTCGGATTTAGAAACCCTAACGGTGATAGGCTGCAATAAGCCTTGTTTCTCAATGTTATTTGCAAGCTCTTTCAGAGTTGCTTCATCAAAAGTCTTTCTCGGATTCAAAGGAGAAGGACTGATAAGGTCAATTCTAATGTTTTGTACTTCCATAATTTAATTGTATTGGTTTGACTTTTAGTTTATTACATCAGTAAAGTTATCGTAAAATGACAAGTTATGCAAACAGAAACTTCGCCATTTTAACGCCATTTTCATTCGGGCTTATTCCGTATTTGAATGAAGCCGCGTCTTTCCGTTTCTCGAAGAAGTTCTAAATCTTCTTCCCGTATTTCAGCAGGAGTTTCACCGTTCACACTTCGATAAGTTCCAATGCCGAAACGATCTCTGATACGAGTAACCTTATCCGGGTCTTTAGTAACCCAGTAAATTGTAACTTTCATAGCAACTATATTCTACGGCTCTCACCACACAAAGGGAGAACATTAAACGTCTTGAAACGATCTACTAATCTTGGTCCGAAACGTTTCTTAAATTCGTCTATACCAAGATTCGAAGTTATATGATACTTCTTACCGTATTGTTGAAAAATCTCATACCGGGCATAAAGAAATTCATCAATAACAGAATCAAGACTGGTACCATACGATTTTTGGTTCTCCGTTTCCAGGCCGATATCGTTCAAGCAGATGTTAAAGGGATTTGGTTTAAATCCTTTGGATTGATTTTCATTGTAAGTGTACAAGTCAATATGCCCATGAATTTTATAATAGTTCATCATTTGAGTAACAGACAAATTTTCAAAAGCATTCGGATTACAAGTGAGCTTCAGATAATCGGAAAAAATCTGCATTAACATTGTTTTCCCAGTACCAGGTTCACCAATAAGCAAAAGATTCTTATGAACCTTATAATCCTCTTCAGGAAACACATTTTGAGCATACCGGCATCCATTGAAGTAATACAGAAGAAACTGAATTAGTGTAGAGTTGTTGTCATCAACATCAAACTTTCTAAACTCACGTTCTGTATAATCCGCGCCAAGGTTAGAAATTAAACTCCAATGGCTGTAATACTCTTGTGTATCGGTCAAGTCATACTCAGAAACGTCCAGAATACTTGCCTTGTGCCTTTGTATCAGATTCTCTATTTGTCGAATTGTCAGCTTGCGCTTGCTGGCTTCCTTCTCCATCAAACTTTGAAGTTGGTTTGATAGATCCTTTTCCTCTTCCGTCATGGTCTACTAATTCATTTTTACGCTCTTCACGTACATGATCCAATATCCAAAGGTTAGCCTTGGATTCCCAACGCTCAATTTTCACCCCATTAGCATTTTTCCACCCTATCGAATCAAAATGATTGAAAAATATCTCTGCATGTTCGTGCCAATCAGATAACCGTTCAGGTGCATTTTGACTGATAAAGTATTGAATAACGTCATCAAGCGTAGGATTTATTAATTCTTTCGCAATCCTTTTAGGTTTCTCAAGTTTAGGAACCGGAAAAAGCTCGCCAGAGTTGCTTTCTTTCTTACCCCCTTTAGGGGGTTCTTTCTTTGTCTTAGTCTCTGTCTTATATTCTTCTTTAGGGGGTATGGGGGATCTTTCTTGTAAAGGTGTCCCTAAAGGGTAACCTAAAGGTATCCCTAAAGGTTGCCGTAAAGGTGGTATATTTTGCATACCTTTTTGTACACCTTTTATCGAATACGTTGATTTATTGCCTCTTCCATTGCCTTGTTTACATTCAATAAGACCTGCTTGAACTAATCTATTTCTGGCAGACTTGAATACTTTCACTGACACTCCCACGTCAGATGACACCTTTGTATCACTACGTGTCCAGTTATCCTCCCAGCCTAAACGATTCGCAATTTTTAGCAAGTAAAAATAAAGCCTCGTTTCACAGCAGGAAAATTGCCAACCTTCATCAAGTTCCCAAAATCTATTGATAAGTTCAATATAGGTCATATCAATTTATAATAATTCCGTAAGACATCATTTATGTAAGGCCGAGGATCGGCCCTCAAATAATTGCAGACACTATTTATGAACTCAATCAATCCATGACAAACGACATATTCACTACCATATTTTTCAACTAACCCTTGCCACTCCTTCTGTGATGATGATTGTATCCCGCCGCCCTTTCCTTTTATGCGAGGCGTTTTCATCTCAATACAGAGACTACATTTACCACCTCGAGGGAAAAGAAGAATTAAATCGGCAACTCCGGCAATTGCGCCTTCATATTTCCGCATAAAACCACTTTTCTTAGTTCGCGTACCACCATTGGGTATAGCAAACAATAATCCGGCAACATTGGGAAATGTGTTCCTAAACCATTCAACGCATATATGCTGAATCTTAGTTTCAGAATACTTAGCTTCCAGTTTCTTAATATCTTCTTCAGTCATTTTTCTTGTTTTTTGAGATCGTATGACATTCATTGAGAAGATCTACAATCTGTTTACACCTGTTCCGGCAACCGATAAAGGATATGATTGTAACCCATTCCGGCCCGAACAGCATTTCTTTTTTATATTCCTGAATATGAGTGTTACCTCCGTTCACTATTAATCGGAATGGTTTCATAATTTATCCCTGAATAAGTCCATTGCAAGATTTACCATATTCTCCTCGACCTGATCATCGGTGCCAGTCACGCCATTTGCTATATTCTTTTTAGTTTGAATGACATCATACATATACTTGTCAATGGTATCTTTACCTAAGAAATAATAGCAATTCACATTGTTCTTTTGCCCATTTCGGTGTGCCCGGTCCTCTGCCTGTTCGCAATCACTGAAAGTCCAGGGGAATTCAATAAAAGCAACCCGGCTTGAAGCTGTAAGAGTTAATCCGGTACCACCCGATTTATAATTCAAAATGATTAATTTACAATCCGGATTATTTTGGAAGGAGTCTACAGCAAATTGCTTCTGACTGATATTGTCAGAGCCAGTAACGGTAACAGCATTCGGAAACTCCTTCTTCAGCTCTGCAATAACCTCTTTCAGATAGCCAAATACGATAAGCTTCTCACCACCATCTATAACATCATGAATGAATTCAGATACAGCCTTAATTTTCCCACGTGCAGATATTTGTTTGAGAAGCCCCATCTTCACCATCACGGCACCATTCATAGACCGTTGTACCTGTGCATCAGATGCGTTCTTGTATTGTTTAAGATACTTCACTATATCGGACTCTGCAGATTGATATTCCTTCATGTTCGTAATATCAATCTGCAAGTACTGACGTGTTTTGTCCGGAAGCTGAGTGAGTACTTTAGATTTTTCACGCCTGAAGAAGCAACAGTTCCAAAGTCTCCAATTCAGTTCTTTTACGTTAGATGCTTGCTTTGGACCATCACAGTATCTCTCAACGAAACGACTATACCCTCCGAAATCCTCCAAACGCCCAAGGATTTTAAGCTGTTGTATAAGGTCTGTATTATTGTTCACAACAGGAGTACCGGTAAGTGCAAGTACAAATCTTTTCCCTTTGCAAATACCCTCTACAAATTTCCCCTGTTGGGTTTTGCCGGATTTGCATTTATGGGATTCATCAATTATGACAGACTTGAACAGATTAACACGTTCATCGAACAGAATACCCTTCATCGTCAATTTACCACCTTCACTCACACGCTTTACAAAGAACTTCTTAAGTGATTCGTAATTAGTAATAAACACCTCGCACAAAGGGCTTCCATCAGCCTTCTTGCAATCATAAAAAGAATGCCAGGTCTGCCGGTTACTGTCATCAAGTATAATAGCATTAAGCCCGGCAAATTTCTTGAATTCACGCTGCCAATTCACTTTCAGAGCAGCCGGGCAAACAACTAACGTAGGAAATGATTCACCATAGATTACAGCTTCCCGGTGCGCTTTGACAACAGTGCAAATTGCCTGTAATGTCTTGCCTAATCCCGGTTGATCACCGAGTATACACCGTTTTTTTTCTACGGCGTACTGTACGCCCTCCAACTGATATTGATATGGTTGCAGCAACATGTAATGTTCTCCCACAAAGGGCTTCATGTTCGGTAAATCGTAATTTATGTCTTCCGTGACCTCCCTCTGCTTAACAACAGAGCAGAATTGCATGTGTACGGCCCACTGGGCGAATCTTTCCACATACCAGGCGGCATCTTTCCCGAATGGATAACGTGAATCATTAATACTAACAAGCCACGCCCGGTCAGTACCGTCGTAGCGCGGCTTGCTTGGTATCGTTTTTATGACCTCAACCAATTTAGGATGATACTCGAACTGAATCCGGTATAGATTAGGGGTTTTAGTCACATAAATAGGTTTCATGAAGCAGGTTCTAATACAAATTCTTCGTGTTCAACAGTAGAGTATTCACCTTCTCCATCCTCTTCTTCGTCCGTTCCATCTGTTTTATCAAAAGGATCCTCACCTTCCTTAAACTCAAACTCTTTCTGTATCTCAGAGCATTTGTTTTCAGTAACATACAACTCGGCTTCATAGAGTAATTTATGTACAGCATCTCGGAAATCCTCACAGTGTACATATTGCTCGTTGTCCGGGTCAAATCCAATACCAGGAGAACAAATATTGAGCACTTTATTCGTCATCAATGTTCTCTTTGCAGTCAGCACACATACTTCAAAAGAAGAATCACCGCCAATACTGACACCCGTAACATCAAACTTTTTAAAAAACTCATCTTCGAGACAGGATGCAGGACGTTCCCAGTTTATATAACCGGATTCTTTTTGTTCCGTAATCTCAACCATAAATGGTATAAGATTCTGAAGCGCATTTTTTAAATCAACATGAACAGGGTTTATGCCTCTAAATACAATGTCATTGCCTTCCAAATCGGCATAAGAGACCTCTAAACAACCCTTCTTGGTCATTTTAGCTTTTGAAATCCTTAAACTCATTATTCAATAAATTAAATAGTTATACTTACCTATGTTGATACTCACTGATAAACTCGTGATAATATTTATCAGCAGGTAATGGTAGGTTTATTCCGAATTCGGCAGCAGCATCAGCCTGAACCTTATCCATGAAATTTTTCATCTGGATCGTATTAAGTTTCGATGTACTGCCTACGACAGATATGGCATGGCCACTCACACAGATTTGGCGGATAAGGAACTTCCTGCAGTAGAAATCATGTATATCTAACTTGTCTGTACCGGTTTCCTTCTCGATGCAAGAAAACCACAACCACATCAATGCATTTTGTGACAGTGTCCTCGGCTCAACTTTTCTCTTTATACTAACAGTATAAATACCATTTTTAAGCGTAGAACAGAGATAGTCAAACGATTTATCCATAGTGACTACCCCGTCTTTTTTTGTTAGAATAGCATCTGCCATAATTTAAAAAGGAAGATCAGGTAAAGGTACTGAATCTTGCTGATACGAAGAAGACTGGTATGTAGGCTTTGGAGCAGGAGACTGGTAACTCGATGTGGGCTGTTGCACAGGAGCGGGAATCGGAGCAGGAGCAGCCGGCTGTTGAAGCTTTGGAGTGAGCATTTCCATATAATCGACAAAAACCTCTGCAATATAATGCTTTACTCCATTTTTATCATAACTACGTGTTCGCAATTTCCCTTCCAGGTATAACTTGTCTCCTTTATGTATATACCTTTCTGCAAGATCAGCGGTTTTATTCCACATAATTACATTATGCCATTCGGTACGCTCAGGAACCTGAGTTCCGTTTGCAAGTGTATAGCCTTTATCAGTAGTGGCAAAAGTAAACGAGGCAACTTTAGCACCCCCGTCTAACGCTCTTACATCGGGATCTTTGCCAACTCGCCCGATTAACATGATTTTGTTCAAACTCATTTGTCTTCCTCCCTTATGGTTACGCGAATACTATCCGCCTTGGTTGTGGACTTTACATATTTAGAATAAAGTTCCGGATGCTCCTCTTGAAATTTCTTTGAATCGAAACTCTTACTCTGTGAAGATGGAGTGTAACTAACACGCAATCTTCCGGCATCCCAAGATTTGACGCCATTCTCTCTCATAGCCGTTTTCAACTTCTCCTTATACCCTTTCTGAATTTCGGATAGACTGGAAAGCTCTTCCTCAATTCCGACTATGGTATTTACAAGCTGCATTGGGATCAGTAATTTATCATCAGCAGGAACAAGAGCATTAGATTGGTATTGTTCACCTTTTATTTCGCACTCAAGTAACTTCTTGACTTCAGAATCGGGTTTACGCTCAATCTCAACCAACTCGGATTTATCACCTCGCAGCCAAATACCAAACAGCTTATCAACTTTTATTAGCGGATTCTGAAGTTCAAATAAATAAGCATAGATTGACAACTGCCAGCTCAGGTATTCTAAATCCAAATTAGCAGTAGTTTTGATATCTCCAAGAGAAATTCGTTCATCCTTTTCCCATACACAATCTATATTCGATGCAAAATGCTCATTGTCTGAAACAGTGTACTCGTTGGCAAATGCTTTATAACCGGCATTCGTTCGCTCTTTCAAATAGTTTTCAGCCTCAATACTCTCAGGTGTGAATCCTGTAGAATCGACAAACTGGCATTGTGCATGAATACGACTACCTTTTTCGGCAGCCCTCTTCAATATAAACTCAGGAATATCTTTATATTTATTCGGGAACAGCTGCCGACTTATCATTCCTGTTATTCCCTGCAACAGTTTGTCACCTAAAAGGTACGTGTGGTTCTCTTCATTAAAAACCACAGCAGATTTAACTAATTCTATCATTGCTTCTCATTGTTTGGGTGGGTAAGATCTTCCCATCTCCATTGTTATATTTCTAAACTCGTTATTATTTTGCATGGCCGGGTGTTTAGCCCAAACTCTTTCAAGTTCTTCCCTGCTTTTTACAGAGGTCATTTCATAAATTGCCCTATCCAGGTCAGCACCAGTGAAAACAGTACCCGAACCTTTGGTTTCAGTTTTTGTATTGGGTCTCTCATCTACTTTTTCTTTCGTCTGACCGAAAGTATAACGCACACGTCCTTTGTCATCTGAAATAGCAATACCGGTTATTTCTTTTTGCTGATTGTAAACAATCTCCTTTACTTTAAGCTTAGTATATAAACCATAAGAGCCCGATTTACTTGAATATATCTCGCTTTTGTCCAGTTTAATCCAAATGAAAGGCCCAGTATAAAGTTCCCGACCTATACCCCAATTGAACCCCGCACGCTTAAAAGCGTCTGAAGCCTGACCTTTCTCTTTTTCCGTATTGGACTCAGTACCTACATCCTGCTTTGAGACCCACTCTTTTTTATCATTATCCCAAATGGATAGCGTACAGAACAAATTGCCATTTACGACATCGTGGGTACGTTTCCAATTCATAGGACCGAATACCTCATCAAGCAATCGCATGTCCACCCTCGCATCTTTGTAAAGCAACAGAGAGCAACCGGAGCCATCACTCTTCATACTTCCAACTCTGCATTCAATCTCAGATGCCAAAAGAGGTCTGATAGAATTGAGTTTGTTTTCTACAGATTGCTGAACTACTGGTTCAACTTTTTTACTTGCAGCCATAATTCTTTTTGTTATTGGTTTGACTTTTAGTTTATTACATCAGTAAAGTTATCGTTAAATGACGAAGTTAGCAAACGGAAACTTCGCCATTTTAGCGCCATTTTTATAATGGGTAATATGGAGTTCTTGGTTCTCTCCCATTACTCAAGTCAAGTGTGCGATAGTCGTTCAGAAGCTGCTTACTGAAATTAATTACACGTAAGCATGTGATTTCTGAAAACATCCCAATATGGGTATAATCAGAAGGTAGATCAAGCATTCTTGAAAGCCATGCGTAAGCTTCAGTTCTTTTCATGTAACCAAGCTCCCAAATCTTATCGAAATACTCGTGAGCTTGATGCTTCATTTTACGAAGTGGCTTTCGTGCAACTCTTCCTAATGCTCTATTAGTACCCTTGTGAACTCCTACATATGCATCACATCCAGAACACAAATAGATCATTCCGTATGACCTTCGATAAACAACAGAACTATCGACAAACTCTGTTGGATTACCGCAATATGGACATATCTTCCCAGCGATAATTAGTTTTTGTCTTTCGGTTAATTCCATAATAATACATTAATTGTGGACGGTAGAGGAATCGAACCCCTCCCACTCGTTTTGAATTGGTTGCGCAACACGAAGCTCTAACCGATAAGCTAACCGTCCGAGGAAAGATGTACTATCCTCACGAACCGTACACCTTGAATTAAAACACAAATACAAAACTACATGATACTATTAATCACCTTCATGGGTTTGCGAAGTAGAAAGGAGTCGAACCTCTAACCTTTGCAACAGGATTTTTCGTTTCAGTGTCTGATTGTGCATATGTGGGGATTAAATAGTTTGATTTTCCCACTCGTGATGCTATTCGTGCATTGTCACCACTGAAACTAAGCGTCTACCATTCCGCCACTACTTCATTTCGTTGCCAGCCGCTGCTGGCAACTTTGATTGATTTGATTAAAATATTAACCTTTGATTGATTTCACCCTCACGGGCTACTTGTGCCAAGAGACGGATTCGAACCGCCGACCTCTGCTTGTGGTGCTCTCCCGTTAAGCTAAGAGTATTTCTTGAGAGACTCGAACTCCCAACCTTCCACCACACACAGCGCTCTATCCACTGAGCTATCCAAGCAAATGCCCGGATTTTTATTCCGGGCTAATCTAATCACAAACGTTAAAATCATCCTCACGGATTTTCGTGCAAGTCCCGGCATCGAACCGAGAAGAAAGCCACTTTCCAGAAAACTAACACCTAAACAAAAACTATATGGGAAACGACCTATTATAAAACTGGAAAGCCCTTATCTTGCATCCTTGAATACTATTCCTTTTTAGAAATTTTCTCCTCGTATATACCTCGGAACACATACATAAGAAATACCATTATAATGATGATCACAGAAGCTGTATACTCTTTATAACTGGCATTTATGCCATCCCCTAACCAAATTGCCGCCCAAATGCCAACAATAGAAACTACATTTTGAGAAATTCTTAATGCTTTCATCTCTTAGATTTTTTGCTACGTTTACTTTTCTTGTTTGAGCACTTGCAATGCAGCAACACCTGAGCTGCATTGCAACGCCACTTCCCATTTTGTTTATTGACAGGTTTATCGCTATCAATTTTACCTGCCTCAATAAGACTGATCAACTTCTTTTCACCCCCTACTATATATGCTGATTTATCTTTTCCAAATGCCTCTGATGACATTATACGGAGTATATTATCAAGCAAAATCATAGCCATTCCAGGTGTGATAATATATCCGCGAAGAATGGATATATTATCGCTTTCTTGTAACAGTGACGATCCCATTATTTTGATCTGATTTAATTCCCCACTTTTTGTCCGGCTCTTTATCCTTCAATCTATATGATATCAGATTGAGTATGTAGGCACGGCTGGAAATCGGGAAAATTTCTTCTGCATCTTTCTCCATTTCACGGATGATGCACATAATGCTTTTCTTTTTTTCTTCCATATTGATTATTAATTGTTTAATTAGTTCCTCCGATTCAAGATTATTCGCTAATAAAAAAAAGAATCGGAGGATTTTCTTATTTTTGTAGAACCAACTTAAAAATAAGAAATATGAATAAATTTATTGAAATTACCGAAGACGGTAAAAACATCCTTGTCAATCTTGGATGTGTTGCCAAAATTGAAGATCGTAAAAAACAGTGTATTTTACATTTCCTTAATGGAACACCTCAATTAACTATCAATCTTGCGTATGAGACTTTGAAGTCAATTCTGAAGGATCCCAATCATTCAATGTGTGGTTAAGTCTCCAAACTGGTAAACCTAAAAAGGTTATTACCTTGTAACTTTCAAACACTTCTACGCAATCCCTGACGGCTTTGTCGTTTCCTAAAGAAATGTCTCCTATCTTTCGGAAGGAGACATTTTTGATTTCAATTAATGCTTTCATTAAAATATTTCTTAAATTAAACTTGAAGTGATGAACGGACTCGAACCGCTGACCTCATGTAACTACTTTTAGTACACTGATGGAAACCTATTCATTATTCTGACGGTAGCAGAATACCTTTAACTTTCAGTTTGTCACCCAACAATATACGCCATGCGCTCTAACCAACTGAGCTACATCACCTACTGTATATCTATGTTTTTAACTCACATAACTCTTAAAGCAAATACCACGATTTGCCGACATAAATGCCTAACTGTTTATTTTTACAACGATATGGTTCTGACCTTTAACCACAGCATTATATCGTTGTCAAGTTGTGCCTATTTACGTAGTCCGTTTTCAGCAGAGGATAACTTGCAACCTCTATTTTTACCAATATGTCAAAGAACTCTTCTCTGTGTTCCCAGCCTCCCTTCAAGGGCAGGCTCACTGGCCGGGCTGGGTGCCGGATAACCGGCAGTTTTGGTTTGACTTTAGGTGAGGGTTAAGACTTTGCCGAAGCATAAATGATATTGGCGATGGTGCCGATGGACTTCATAGCTTCTATCAGTTCCAAATTCTTGGCATCAGCTTTTCTCCACCAATCTTCATACATAGTCTTATCCTTTTTCAATTGCCCATTCTCCTGTTTCAATTTCTCTACTCTCTCTTCAAGAAGTTCAGTCTGTGATTTTTTTAATTCTTCCATGATTAATTTATTTATGATTGATTTGATTGATTACTTTGTCACATACCCCATTGCAAGATTTCCGAAAGGATTACTATACAGGCTTGAAAGAGATAAATTCTTTTTTGGGAAAATAGATGTAGTGCTTTCGCGGAATCTTATCTCTGCCTTATATTCATCCATTTTCAAGTGAGCATCTATCCAAGCTGTTTTAAGAGCAGACTTAAAAGAATAACCATAATTACGAACATAGACCCAAGCTCTTTGTATAATAGCTCTAAAATTATACTTACTATCAACGATAAGACTATAATCTCTTTTCTTAAAGTTACTTTTCTCTGTTTTCGGTTGGATACTTGCTTTTTTATTCATACTTTTGGAGTATTGATTGATTGATGATGCAAATATAGGTCATTTGACCTTATTATAAAAACATTTAGGCTATTATTTTAGGTCACATGTCTTATTTAGAAATATTATAAATAAAATGAATACATGCAATAAAAACGATATTCTCCAGAGAATCAAAGAATTTAGAGAATATACAAACATGAGTAAGGCTACGCTTGCGGCATCAATAGGAATGGAGCAAACGACCTTAAATAATCAATTTATAGGAAAAAGAGGGATTTCATTAGACCTTGTCATTGGGATACTTAAAGCTTTTGACGAAGTGTCAGCAGAATGGTTATTCAGAGATAAAGGCCCTATGTTAATTTCAGATATCAAATCCGATCCAAACATTGAACGCATGGAGCGTTTAGTAGATACGATAGCCACCCTTCAAGGTACAATCAACGAACAGATGAAGACTATTCAGCTTCTATCTGAAGAAAATAAGAGACTGAAAGGAGAGTTGACATTACTTAAAAATGAACGAAACATTAGCTAATTATATAATTCATTGTTCTTTTATATTATGAACGAAATAAAATTAAAAACCATTAGAATTCCTGTATTTAGAACAAAAATAGAGGAAGAAGAACTACAACTCTTTGATATTAACAAAGAAGATATGGTCAGATTCGTTTGTGAAAAAATCAATAACTATAATTGCTCCAATATTAATAAAATTATATTAGAAAACAATGGAAAGAATTACACTCACGAAATAGTAAAACTTACAGCGCAGAAAAAAAACATGCATGGTAGTCCTGTAGTATTTATTCAAATGAGTGCCCATAAAACGAATTTAGGTGATGGATATATTGAGACATCTCAAAAAATCCCAATGACAAAAGATGTAAAAATAGGTAGCGATCATCACTATGTAATTATGTACCCAATGGCTATCAAAGGGAGAAGCAAATTCAAAAAACATTGGCATATATTCATTTATGATGATCCTAACAAAGATAGTCAAGAATTCATTCGAATAGTCAAAGTAATGATTAAGCAAGTCCTAAATATAAAAATCAGTAACCTTAAATCAAAAGATTTTGTTGAAGAGCTGAAAAATTTTCCTATTTTAGACAATGTTACAGCAAATTTTCAAACTGTAGAATTAACAAATGACCAATATAGCGTAACTTTCAATAATTATATTGTAGGTGGAAGAATCTATAGTCGAAAAGAGTTCAACCTAATGAAAATACCATATGATAAAATAATAGAAATGATAGATGACGATGACGACATTACCATAAAAAAAAAGGTATTCAATATTCCAATAGGAAAGAAAGAATACAAAATCAGTAAAACGATAAGAAAGGATTATCAGAATGCTAAAACAAAATACTCTTTATTAATTGAAAGTTTATATAATGAAAGCATTTCTATTACCGAAAACGAATATAATACTAAACTTTATGATGAAGAATTTGTAATAGATAAATTAGAAAGTGTCGTAACAAACTATATGAGCTAAATATGAATACCTTGATTTATGATATTAGTAGTTTTAATTTGGCTATTTTTGGAATAGGAATAACCATTTTTACTGTCATATATTCTTTTATATATAACAAAAAGGAATATATGAATGAGATTGCAGATGTCATCATTTCAGGAAAGGCTTGCCCAGAGACTAAGGCAAAATATAAAATTGCAGAAAATTATGTTCAAAAACAAAAAAAAGCCAATAAAGCAATAGCAATTATTTCAATAGCTTCGCTACTTATCTATGTATTATGCCAATTATACATTCATTGTTTTCCACAATACAGAGTTCTCGAATATATAATCATTTCTATAAATTGTATTCTAATCTTTTTTCTATTTATCAATTTAGCTCTTTTCTTTTCATCATATTTTAGATACATAAAATAAGAATATAAGTAAACAAAATAAAAACTCCTTATGAGTATGGATGCAAAACTTATGATAAAGTTGATTATTATAGCAACAGTATGTATAATAATTATGCATGAAAAGATAAGAGGGTATTTGAAAGCCAAATTGCTATTCGATATTTCTCAAAGTACATATATCAAAAGTATTATAGGAATTGCATTATTTACAATTGTATGCGTCACATGCAATTCACAAGGTTTAAATAAATATGATAATTACGATTCGGAAAAAGAACGTAAAAATCTAATAGTGAACAAAGCATTCATTGCGGCAAAAGCGGAAGTAAAACTTAAATTAAAATCTCCATCAACTGCTAAATTCGCAACAGAGTTCGACAAAGAATCAAAATATAAAATAAATGATGATGAATCAGTCATCATTCAATCATATGTAGATGCACAAAATTCATTCGGAGCAATTATACGTACTAATTTTCGATGTACAGTAGATAAGTATGGTAAGGTCAAAGATTTAAAAACATGGTAAATAATATATGAATATTGATAGTAGTTAAAGTATTAATGGTCGAATAATGGTCGAACCATAAAAAACAGCATGGCTATTATATTGATATAGAAAACATAAGACTAGATTTTCAGAAATGTGTCTAGTTTAGTTTTTGTGTTGAAGGGCTTCTACCTCAGAGGAGGATTTAGAAGCCCTTTCTATTAATTGATTATCAACTACTTATAAACATAATTAAACTATATTCATTTTCATTAGTACCTGTATTAGAAAGTTAAAAACGTCACTTTTGACGCTATTTTATTGCTGTTTTATTGCCGTTACATTGCCGTAGCAATAAAACAAAAACAAAAATAATCTAATTACAAAGAAATTATGGCTAATCTATTCATAACTATAGTGTCGACAAAAAAAATGTTGAACGGCAAACACAAAGTACGGATTGCCGTATCCCACAACTTAACAACCAGATATATACCAACTAACATCATAATAGATGCTGAGAATGAATTCAAAAACGGGAAAGTAGTAAAAAGACCTGATAAGGACATATTAAATGCACGATTAAAGAAAATATACGATATGTATTATGAACGTTGCATGAAAATAGAATATGCTAATACGTTGACTTGCACACAACTGATCAAATACTGTATATTTGCAGAATCAAGATAATACGGACATAATTCGAATTATTTTGGTTTGACTTTAGTGAGGGGGTGGTTCCCCTCACCTTTTTTATGCCGGTACCGAACTTATTTCTAATTAGTCAGTAATACATTATATACAGCCTCTACTGTGTAGTTGAGTGTGCGTTGTTGAGCGTGGAAGGTTGTATAAGGCATCGCTTAAAAACGGTGCCTTTATTCTCCGCACTAATTTGATAAAACCGATCAATTGCAGAGTGATACAACGCGGCCGAATAGCGATCATAGGCACATAAGAATTTGCCTCATCTCCAAAGAGTTAGGGTAATTGATATTAAACTTAACTTCCTACTTCAAATCCATAATCAGACTATTTCCTAAAGCAATAGAAAAAGGTCTTGAGGTATCTTCCCAAATGTAAACTTGGGCTACAAATCCAGCATCAAAAGATTCTATTGATTCATCTTGAGGAAATTCGACAATATAATAGACTTGGCCTGACTTGGCCCCATAAAACGTACTAAATTCAGGCACTTCTTTTTCTTCTGCTGGAGTCAAATAGCGAACCCGGTGCTTCGAAATAATCGGGGCACCATTTTCAATTAAATACTCAGGCGCTTTCTTCTTCAACGTTTCCTTTGCAATCCGAATCAATGTACTGTCTCTTTTTTGAAAGGGCAAGGACCTCAGAGACTGAGCGCTTGAATAACATGCTACAAAAAGAAGAAAAATAAACATCAATCGTTTTAAAAATAAAGTTTTCATATACAT